TACATCACCTGTAAATCTAACAGGAATATTTAATGCAAAGATACTAGATGCTCCAACAGTAATCTGATTAGTTGCTGTTGCGGTTGCTGTTACACTTGTAAATGAATAGTCAGTAAATGCTGAAGTGTCTACTGGAGTCGTTAATGCTGTATCAGAATATAACGAGAATGTATTTGCAGTCAAAACGTTGGCATAATATGTGCCACCGTTTAATTCAGTCATACCGACTGCACCAGTGATTGTAACTTCTTGCCCTGATGTTAAAAAGTTTTCTGCTGTTGAAGTAATAACACCAGGATTAGCCTGTGATACATCTTCAATATTTGTTGTGATTGTTCCTTTAGGTGTCCAAGAAAGATTTCCTAAACCATCAGTTTCAATTGTATATCCAATTGAACCGCCGTCTATTTGAACATTACTAATCTCACCTAGATCAACTAGGCCTCCTGCCGCACCACCTCTGTTTACCCAATTCGTTCCGTCATAAGTAAGTACTTGACCGTTAGCGACAGATGAGTTTGATATGTTTAGGTTTCCAACAGCACCATCGATCTGACTAAAAGTAATATCTGAATAAGAAGTTAGTACTTCAATGTTTTCTAGACCGCTTGTAGTTTTACCTATGAAGACTCTTTTCGCATCACTGGCAAAACCGATTTCTGCTTCGTCTAATTGTGGTAAGTCAACTAAGTTACCAGCCCTTTGTTGAATTTTAGAGATTTGTATAATGCTCATAAGTCTAATCTTTTCCTTTGATTATACTTATTTATCATTGATTTTAAATCAATGAGGTCTTTTCTTAGATGTACTTGGTGTAGTATTCCTCTAACTTCTTTAACCACAGTTGATGATACTTGTCGAACTCTTTTCCTTCAACAATAAACTCTTGGTATTCAAAGTCTTTACTGCACATAAAGATAACACCTTTCTTAATGTTTGTGCCGTATAGTTCGTTATGTGCATCAGCATAAGCAGTCATCTGAATAAAGTAATCATCGATCCACTCACGTTTCTTAGGTCTATTTGTTTGCTTGTGATCCATAATTGCTTCGTCACCGTTATGCAATCCTACTAAGTCAGTTGTTCCTGCATAGATTTGAGGGAAGTATAATGTTACTTCAGTTCCCCAAAATTCTTCACAGTTAACTAATCCTTTGTCAATGATTTCTTGTGCCATAATATGACTTTGTTTGCTGTATGGGTTTGATCCGTACTGTCCCATGTCGCCAGTATCACTTAGCACATAGTTCTCTAACCATTTATGCATACGTGTTCCGCGACCTGCGGCTTCTGTAGTGATCTCTTGTGCTTTAGCATAGCCAACTCTCTTACGCCAATTGTCTAAAGATGCTTTCTTTTCTTCAGATGCAGTAGCACTTAATATTGTAGTGACACTAGGGAGTTTTCCTCCGTCTGGTGTAAGATATCTGCGTGAACCGTCTATGTTCTTTTTCTTTAGTTCTTGGTATGGATATTTGTCTATTATCATTATGGCCTCTGTGATGTGTGATCTAGTTGTGGACGACCTGCCCAGTTTCTTTTAGTATAATCCATTCCTAATTCATGCATATAATAAACATTTCTAGCAAAATCAAGTGGATAATAGTCTATTGGATTGTGATGTGATCTTTTTAAATCTTCTATTGTTTTAGGAGTATGAATTAAGATGTCATGTAATTTTGCATGAGGTAAATCTATCACTTCGATGTTATCATATCTTTTTTCTATTTGTTCCCAAATATAATCTGCAAGATATTGATGTCCTTCTTCAGTTTCATGTAAACAAGATGTCTTCTCTAAGCCTCTAGTTATGTCATTAAAGTTTTTTAATTTGCCAGGATGACATTCTAGTTCATTCTGAAGAATTGTATCATGTTTTTCCTGAAATGCTTTAGAACTACCGTTTGTTTCTGGCATATAATCAGACATAAAATGCGAAACATTGTAAGCATCTAACAGATTATTAATACTCGCCCAGTTATGTAACTTGTTTTGTTGTAGTAAACCATAGTAATGATCGTCAGAGTTTAAGATAACTTCTTTTTCTAATTTAGAAATTTCTCCCTCTCCATTGACTATTTGAAATTGATGTGTCTTTGATAAGTAACATTCTCTACGTGATGATTGAGAGTATGCATGAATATAAAAAGGATTGTTGTCGTTAAATAAGTCTTTGTAGAAGTATTGCATTGTTCTACGATAGATTGCTGTATTGCCTTGACCGGGTATACCAAGATTGATTAAAGGAACACCTAAGCGTTTTGCAATAATAGATGGCCAGGCATCATTGATAGGATCCCATATACCATGTCCATATGTGTAACTGCATCCGTTGACAACTAAGTGTGATACTTTTAGATTCAAATTGTAAAACTCTCTCCGCAACCACAACGTGCTTTCTCTAGTGGATTAATGAATTCAAAGCCTTCATTGAGTCCTTTCTTTTGATAGTCTACTGTGATTCCTTCAAGTATGTCATTAGCCTTTGGGTCTATTAAGATTGCAAAACCATCGTATTCATTTAGAATGTCTTCTTCATTAATATTGTCTGCAAACTCAAGGGTATATGCAAATCCACTACAACCTGTAGTTTCAATACCTATACGTATACCTACACCTTTGCCTCGATTGGTTAAGTGAGTTTTGATTTTATCTTTTGCTTTTTCTGTAACGTCCATACTTGTATTTAATACCTCGATAAGTTATTATAAAGTATTTGTTATTGAGATGCTAGTAAATTGGGTATATACTGTAGAGTGTTCTACGATCTTTTGTTCATCGCAGAATTAGCCATTTTAGCAACAGTATCGTTGCCTGATTCTTCTTCACCGGGATCGATAGTGACAGGCTCATGGCCTTTAAAGGTTACTTTATCGCCTTGTATGTTTGCTATGACACCTTTAAGGAGAGGTTTCTCCATCATTGTGTACAAGTCTTGTACGTCAAGTATGATGTCATTATTTTGGAATAATTCGAGTAATTCATCAACTGTATAGTTGTCTGGATCAATGGATCCATCTTCTACATGTTGCTGTAATTGATTAGAGACGGCAACAATGCTGGCTGCCATTGCGTTACCGTCTTGAGGATCGACAAACTCGTAAAGCCGCATGTGCTTTACCTTCTTGCTCTACCGACTGGTCCTGTTGATACGTCTACGTTAACATCTTCGATGTCTCCAACAACTGCATCTGGAGCACTCATGTCTACAACATCAGTTCCCATATCACCTGTTACATCCATTGCAGGATCTGATACATCCATGCTGTCAACATCAACTTCGCCGTCACCCATGCCCATATCTACATCACCATCAAATGCATCTACAACGTCTCCGCCTGTAATGCCTGCTAATGCTTGGTCAAGTTGACCTTTGACTGATACTAGACACTGATTTAATTCTGCAAGTGCTTGTCCTGCTGTTTGATCAAATGCTTGTGCTTCGTTAACACCAATTTCTGTTTGTACACTATCGATCAATGCTGGCATCTCTTTGACCATCATGTCAGAAATTTCTTCTAACATTTTTTGTACTGAGTCTACCATATCCTGAGCGGCTAAAATAACTTGTGAACGATTAACTTCTTCGTTCTCAGTAATCACTCTAGTTCTTGGTGCAACCTTAGCAACTTTATAATGCTCTTTAAGTGCTTGTTCCATGAATACTAATTTCATGTATGATGGATATTCTGCTCCGAAGTTTTTAGATGCTTTTGCTTCAGAAATCAAACCTCTCACTTTGTTGTGCATGGTTTGAGTTTGGTTTTTGTTTAAGCCTTTGATGTTCAGGTCAACTTCAAAGTTTTCTTTTAAAGCCTTGACTGCAACTTCTTGCTTGTTTAAATCATTAAGTTTCATATTAAATTCCTAGTAATCTGTCGTAGATATAATGTATTTATCATCAGACACAGAATTTCTGGTCTTTCTGTGTCGATTCTTTTTGTGTTCATCAAAGATTCTACGCTGTTGTTCTTTAGATGTATTTATGAGTCCTTCTAACCTTATTACAATTTGTTTTTTCTTTTCTAAATCGTTTTGTAGTTTAGTTAATTGTATAAGTCTCAAGTCTAAATCATTTGCTTTTGTCTTGTATCCACGAGTATGAACAGCAATATCTAAATTAATAGAACCTAGTTGTCCGTCTAACTTATACACTTTAGATGCATTATCTCTTTGTTTATTGTGTTGAAACACACAAAATGCCATAGCATTTCTTGCAGTAAGAAATTCAGGTGAAGTCTCCCAATGAGATTCAGCAACAGTAAACAATCCTGTTTGTTTTTGATTGCGTATTTTAAACCTGCCAAACGCCTTAATACCGTTCTTGTCATTGCTGATATAAAGATTTTGTAGTTCTTTAATCATCTCCGCTTTAAACATTTGTTTAATCTTATCTCTAGCATCATTCACATTCGTCTTCTTTCTCATACATTCTCCATAAAGTATATGTTATTTAATTCCGGGGTAGTATCTAAAAAATTAGGTAACTCTAAACATTCAGTACCGCATTTAATCATAGGTATCTCATGGCAATCTTTTGTAAGATAACCTAAAGAGTCTACTTCATCAGTAAACACTGAATTACTTTGCACTCGGAAATCAAATTTCCAGTACCAAAAATCTTTTTGTTGCTCTTGTTCTATTAAGAATCCGAAATGATTTTCAGGAGTTTGTGTATTATTTTGTGACATATGATGAGGATAATGTAATATGTCCGGGGTACCTCGTAGACTAATACATTGTAGTATAGTATCAAAGTTTGCTTGTGAATTTCGTTGAACTTTCCATAAGTCTACATTATCTCCAACAGGCTTTGCTCTGTTGAGAACATTAGTATTAGTAATGTCAAATAATGTGAAACAAGTTATGGTCTTCATACTACTATTTAGTAGCCAAAAAAAAGCCTCTAATAAAAGAGGCTTTTTAATTCTTTAACTAATTTCTTAGTTAGTGAATGTTGCCGTTGCTGTAGTAACACATGCTGCCAATCCGCCACCTGCTGTGTTTAGATCAGTATCTAGTGTTGCTGTAGTCCAAGCCGCTGTAGGATAAATTGCAAATGCAAGTGTATCTGATCCAGTATCTGTGTATTCATAGATATAGACGATTCCTTTGCCTTGAATTGTGTCGAATGCATTTTTAATATCAGTTGTTGATAATGCTCCGCCAGCCGTAACTGTGAAATAATCAAGTTTCGGTCCTTGTGGTTGTACTGTCATCGCAGATTCAATTGCGTTAACACCCGGGTTTGAGTATCCAGTTGCGTCTAAACGTAATACTGGATAAAAGTCACCATTTGCTCTTGTAAATTGTGCCATTTTCTTTTCCTTTTGTTTTAAAAGTACACGTTCCATGCACTTTTTAGTTTGTTGTCCCTCACCATGAGGTTCATACTAATATTTAGTCCTTTGTGAAGAAAATGTGGGAGTTAGTTAGCCTCTAGCGGCTAAATTTTGACGAGCAAAGCCCATTCTATTAACAAATTTGAGTCCGTTAGCAACGAAACCTTCATGTGTTTCAGTGCCATCATCTAAGAATCCTTTGACAGGACTTGACTTTGCGGCTTGATCAAGTTGATCGACAACGTTTTGTTTAAGATTGTATAATGCAATCCATATTTTGAATGCACCTATTACGCCGTCTTTATGTGCATTGAAATGCATCATAAGTTTTTCTCTCATTTTGTCTGTCAATTTTCTGTTTTCGACAAACGTAATGAAGTCTGCATAAAGATTTTGTAGATCACCTGAAACAATTTTTTTATTAACAAAAACAGTAAACAGCATGTTAAATCCATTACGTGCTTGAGGTGCTGTTTGAAATAATGCTTTAACAGCATTACTATTTTGATTAATCTCTGCTTCTGCTTTTTGTTTAAGTTTGCTATTGATCTTTAAATTGGGTGTTATAGGCATTTTACTAGGAACAATTGCAACTGTTGAATTATTTTTTAATGTACCTATTGATCCATTGAGTGATTCTGCTTCGTCAGTTGTCATAGCATTAGGTGGAATATATTGATGTACTGCTATGGCTGCCTGCTTGTCAGCAAGTAAATGACCAATTTCACTATCAGCATCTACTGTGTATGAGATACCACCTGGGTTTGCTTTGAATCTAAACACGCCGTCATTATCTACTAATGGCTCACTAAACAATAGGTCTCCCCAATAAAAACCAGCTCCTCTGTCTGATGCTTCAAGTCCAGGCCAGACTCTTTCGATAATACTATACAAGTCTCCCCTGTTTACTTGTCGACCATCATCATATGCTTTAAATTCTTTCGGTGAGAATACTTGTCTACCTGTACCATCTTTCTTATTGAACATATGTTTGTCCATAACAGAGAATCTGCCGTCTTTACCACGACCGAATATCAATGCAGGATAACCGTCCCATTTAATTGTAATACTGTTAGGGGAGTTGATAGTTGCTTCTATCTGTTTGATGGCTTCTCTAGCACCTTGTTCATCACCTAGGAATACAAGGTCTTCAGGATGTTCTAAATGTCCTGAGCCTTCGACTAAATTAATTTTTTCTAATTTACGTAATGTATTAGAGATAGATTCACTGAGGTTCATTATTACCTCGTAGACAGTTGTGCGATTTTTTCTGCTCTTAGTGCTGAGTTAGTTTTAGATTCTGATACTTCATCTTTTTTACGTTTTGCGGCTCGTCTATCTCTATCTTTAAACTCATCATCTACTTCTTTGTATGTAACATTATATGCCACTGCATCTATATCTGCATCAGGCTCGGTTACTGCAATTGGAACTTGAAATTTATCACTTACAGCAACATAATTATTTAATTTATCTTGTATTTGAGACTCAGCTGGAAGACTCGTTTCTGTGTTTATCCATTGATCTTCTGTTTGTGAATATTGATATTTGTTGCTACCAACATCTAATACTGCATTAGGTTTAATATTATAGTCAACGCCTTTTCCACTTGTCGGATCTGTAGTAGTTGAACCGGTATCGTCTGCTGTTCCAGTTGTTGCAGTAGATGATCCAGGATTCGTATTAACTATTGTTTTTTGTTTTTGTGGCTGATCAGTTTGTTGTTTTGCTGATTGTTTCTGTTGCTGTGGGCCCTCTAGTCCAGCGGCTTGCATTGTCTCTTTTTCTTTGGTAGTGAAACGTTTATTATCAGTCTTAGGAAGGATACCGTGAGATTTAGATGCTCCATATGAAGCATTTCCTAATTTCATAAGTAAGTTTTTATCTATATTAGGTCTTGATGTATTTTTTGATGCGTTGTATACAGCCTCAATTTCATCGATGATCGAATTAGATGTCATTGAAGTTTTCCTAAGAGGTACCCCAGTCATCCATTGACCATACCAATCTCTTAAAAAAGTTTTTAAAGTTCGTGGTCCTAATTCTTCTTCAGTAATAATAGATTCTAAGATATAATTCATATTTACTAACTTAACCCACTCATTCATATCTCCAGTAAATCCTGGATATGCTCTCTGAATTTCTTGTGTGGTTAAACCTTTATCTTTCATCTGTTGAAGGGTAAATTGTTGCCATTGTTTCTTACGTTTAAGTGGACTTTTAACATTATTAAATCCTTCAGTCTCTTTGCCGTAATCAGACTTATTAGGAATATACTCTCCATATTGCATATGGCCAGACATCTTAGGATTAAACATTCGCCTTGCTTTTTCTTGGAAGCCAGGCATTAAATAATTTTTGCCATCTTTATTTTTTCTTACATCGTTGTTTTCACCACTATCTGAGCCTTCTGCTCCTGTAGGTTCCATAATTAGACCTGATGCAATGGCTGATTCAATAGATAATAATGCAGAACTCATAAAGTTGTCAAGGAAAATTTGTTTTGCTAATTCGTCTACGTAAGTTCCTCTTGCTCCGCCTTTCATTCCAGGGCCTTTTCTTCCCAATTCAGTAAGACTTGTATTCTTTATTTCAACTGCTGTTACATCATCAAACTTCATGTTTGCTTACCCTTGATATTTTTTGATTGTCTTTGAGAAACGACTTTTATCTCGTCCTCTAATAGCACTTAGCAATTTTTTTTCTAATTGAACGGCCTGAGTACCATCATAATTGCGTTCTATAAATTCAATTAGATTAACAGCACTAGTAATGATATTATTGCCGCGTGATTCGACAATATGAGGAATATCTCGGTTAGTACCAAAATTTTCTAGTTCTTCTAGCAGGCTTTTTGTTTTCTTTTGCATAAGTGTAATTTCCTTAGTACTATTTAGTCTTGACCAATCAAAACGGATATTATTTGTCTTTCAATGTATTCAGTAATGACTTGAGTTTAGTACTTTGTACATCACCATTTACTTTCTTTTGTTCTGTATCAACTTGTTCATGTACTGCTTGATCAGTTGCTCCTACTTGTGATGTTGTTTTAAACTTATCCATGATTGATTGTGCAGACGGTTGTGCTGTATTCTGAGTTGGAGCACTAGTACCAGGGTCTGTAATACGCAATGTGTCAACATCGAATGCTAATTCAACTTTCTGTCCTACACCAGCACTTGATCTTGTCTTCATTAACTGAATCTGATACTGTCCACGTTCTCTCATACTGCGTGATGTAAAGATACCGAACACATTGTCTGCTGTGTTAATCTTACTGATACCACCTGAGATATGACTGTGATCAAATTCGATTTCTTCTACTGCACTTCTGTTTAACTGTGATGCAGTTACAAAAATTATATCTAATTCTTTTGCCAAGTTACGTAATTCTTCTGATACATATTTGTCTTTAACAAACAAGTCACTAGGACTTACTTTAGCACTTACAGGCATTAACAAATCCAAATAGTCAACACACATAAAGTCTAGTTTCTTTCCTGTTTGTATTTGTAGTTCTCTAGTAAATGCTCTAAGATCATTAACTGTAGACTGTGCCGGCATATACTTAATTTGAAAGTGTCCAGATGCTTTTTGTTTCATCTTTACTTTCATTTCAACATTGTCCAAGTCTCTGAACACTTCTTTTGTTTTAGTATCAGTCAACATTGAATCGACACGCATTGCTGATAGTTCTTCACTTAACTCTAGTGTGACGTACACACCTGATAAGCCTTGCTCTACCCAATTAACAGATAGATTTTGCATGAACAATGACTTACCTGAACCTGAACCCCCTGCAAAGATTTGTAGTTCACCTTTGTTGAATCCACCATAGAGTTTTTGATCTAAACAAGGCCAACCAGTAGATGCTTGACCGTTACTTGATTTCAAATGCATAAGACGAGCCCTAGGATCTTCAAAGTAATCGATACCTAAGTCTCTTTGTAATGATATCTGAACTGCATCTTTGATTAACTTTTCGACAGGGTCATAATCACCTTTCTCTAAAAGGTCTGCTGACTCCATGATTGCTCTTTCTAATTCTTGTCTACGAGTAAATGATTCAAACTCATTCATAAACCATTCATAATGACCTTCATCTAAATCAGCAACAGGCTCAATAGTTTCACCTGTTGTTGCTTTGATTTGTGTTGAGTCAGGCAATACTTTATAATTAGTAGAGTGTTCTCTCATAAACTCTGCAACAGGTCGTAGTCTTCTATCAAAGTTTTCAGAGTTAAAGATGTTAGTAACCCTAACAAACAACTCTGCGTTTGTTACCATCATTCGCAAGAACAATTCTTGTACGTCTGCGTTAAATTCTTTTAGCAATTTTATTCCTCATAACTTCCACCTTGATTTTACTGTTTGTAGCGGAGTCTAATATACTTAGTAGTGTATTCAAACGTCCGTATTTAATTACTGCATCATTTGCATCTTTAATATCTTCTGACCAGTTGGGTAATGATACATCATAACCTAGTTCTAATGCTCTTTCGCATATACCTAATCCTGTCTTGTCCTGATCAGGAATGACAATAACACGTTTGCCCAATTTGTTAATTACAGCAACTTGATTATCATTAATCGTATCATGTGTCAATGCTAATCCATTCATTGATATTGCATCAAAGATACCTTCAAACACTAAAACAACTTCCCAATCTTCTTTCTGTAAGTCTGTACCAAACACATAACCTTGTTGTTGATCATTAATAAACTTAGGATTTCTATCATCCATAAATCTAATTGTACTACCAACTACTTTGTTCTCATATGTGTAAGGTATAACAATGCCCTGTGCATTTCTGCCTTCTGCTTTAGGATTGACCATGAAAGGGTAGTCATTGTGTTGTAAGCCTCTTTTGTTTAAGTAATCGATATACACTTGATGATCTTTGTTCGCAGTATAAATCAGTTCGCCTTCTGGCATCTGTTGTTCTTTGAATTTAGGTAATTTAATTTGTTTCTTTTTATGCAAGATAGAATCTAATAAGTCTTTGTGTTGAATAGAATGCAAAGACCACTTGTTAATATCTGTATCTGGCATGTTGCACCATGTTAAGAATGAACGAGTCTTTCTACTGATTGCTCTGCCTAGTTTAAAGCCGCATTTGAAGTTGCAATTAAAACAATGAAACTGCCAATCGTCTCCGTCTGCTTTGATTCCACCACGCATACGTTTGTCAGGGTTATGGCCATTATGAGAACAACAAGGAGCATTGAACGATGTCCAGCCACTTTGCGTCTGTTTCTTTTTGCCGGGTATAACCGTGAGTATGTCAAACATAATTGTTATTATACACGAAAGAGAGTGTTAAAACAAGTGCGATGGGTAAGTTATCTTGCCAAAATAGTGACTATGTTACCCACATTTGCTTCAAATTTAAGTTTAATGAATGGATGATATCCATTGACAGTGTATCCAATTGTTCCAGATTGACTGTTGCCATTTGCCGCATTACCATATCGAAATGAATTGATATCATAGAAATCTGAGTCAACTAATGTAGAACCTTGTATAGTTACATTGCCAACATAGTTTGCATAATCTAATGATGTAGTTAACACAGGATTGTCTTGCGTATTGATGATGCTTGAAAAATATGTAACTGCATCTGAATTTGCGTTAGCAGTATTAGAAGGAAACGGCTGATCACTAGGTATAGTAACTTGCTGTGAAGGCACAAAAGAAGGTAGAATAGAATCTAATATGTTCAAGTCTCCCCTCGCTCCTGCTTTAGAATCTACAAAGACTGGTAAATTAAGATTACCACTAGGCCATTCTAATGAGTAATAGCATTTTTGTGATTCAATGTCTTCAATTTCAGCGGCTGTTGTATTAAGAACAAAGATACCATTGACATCTAGTACTGGAGTCAAGGCCTTTCGCAAAAGGATTTTGGTACCATCTGAATTAATAGCCCTAAAGGATATCTGTTGATTTGCTGTAGCAACAGATGATAAGTCTACAGGCTTCTGTTCCTGATTCAGAAACTGAAACTGCAATTGATTGTCCACGCCTTTATTTAACGTTAACGGTTTTGAATAAACTGGCATATATTTCCTCGGGCTTGTTCCGGACAAAACAACAACTGTTTGTCTGACTGTATATGTATATACTGATGTAGTGTACGACACAAATTCTAATCTCCTATAATATATATTTATCATTGAGTATCATAACCAAGAAATATAACCATTTTTCTGAGGCATATAAATACTTTACATATATGACAGACAACAAAAAACCAATAGACTTTTTCACAAAACTGACTGACTCACATCCGTTTATTTCAGTATTACAATATGCTGGCCAAGACTTTGTAGGTATTGTTCAAAACCGTGATGATTTAGTCACTACTATCTATGATTATGGTGCTATAGTTGATGCTGAAAAACGTCTAAAGTTCTTAGAGTTAGGTGATGTCTGGTGGTGGGAATCTAATCGTCAGATACCTATTCATTTGTTTTTAAAAGCAGAGTGGTCTTTGTTTAAACCTTTCTTAAGAACATTCAATAATAAATCTGTAACAATGTTGCATGGGCCCATTGTCAGTATGACTGACTTTCAAAAGAAAAGAGTCAAAAGAAAATCTATTACGCTGGTAAAGAGGACTTACTAAGTCTTTTAGCCATCTTAGCAATTTGACGTTTCTTTTTTGCTCTACGTTTCTTAGCCAATTCTAAACTTAATTCACTAGTTACACGTTCTTCAAACGTGACACCCAATAGATGATCATATTCATGTAAGAACACCCGTGCTTGAATGCCTTCCATATGTTTTTCTTTGACAACTTCCCCGTCAATCTGATGATATGATACTACACACTCAGTATGTCTTCGTACATGCAACCAAAGATCAGGGAAACTTAAGCACCCTTCTAAAAATAAATCTTGTTCTCCTCTGAGTTCATCGATTTTAGGATTGATAAAAGCCATTAACTTTTCATCAGTTCCCATAATGAATATATTTTTCATTACACCTAGTTGAGGTGCCGCTAAGCCGATGCCAGGATGATTAGGGTTAAACATAACCTTTGTCATTGCCTTGATTAGTTCAGTAGGATCACCGTCTAACTTAAAGTTCCAATCCTCGCATGGTTGTTTTAATTTAGGATCAGATTCTTTAAGTAGTGTTAAGTTAAGTTCTTCCATTATCTGTTGTGTCTTCCAAATTCATCGTAGAGTGCTTGACCAGTTAGATGTTCGCCGATTGATTCTACCTTACCTGTTTTAATATACTCTCTTTCAATAACACCGTCATTAAATTCTACATCACAGACCATTAAATCATCGCCTGTTCTGTTTGGGTTTGTTTCATACCAAAGTGATGTTAAAGAATGAGCATGTATTCCCTTAACACCTTTAGCCCATTTCTCGGCTTCTAGTATTACTCTTTGTCGTTCTACGACTTCGTTATGTTCTGACATTATTTTCCTCGATTAAATTCATATGTACTACAACTAATTGTGCATATGCCACAGCATGTGACTTTTTAAATGTATATCCTGTGTTGTTATCAATCCACACAGTATTACTTATGTCCTTATAAGTGTGACCAATAAGATTTCTTTTTGCTGGCCGAATAACTGCTAGAAACATTGCAAGTCTTGGAATACTATCAATCGGTTCAGGCATTTTTTGCATTACACCAAACTGTTTGTTTAGATGTATCAACTGTTCTACAAATTCTTTTTCTTTTAATCGTTCCCAATTAGGCTCAGCCATTAGACTTATTAAATGCAACTCATCTTGGACTGCTTGATAAATGTTTACGTTTAGTAAGTCTAATTTAAAGTAGCCTCGTTGATCTGCTTCTTTGTAATCTAAAGAACACATATCAGATACAGGATCATAAGGAACATCTGTTATGTACACACCAGTAGGATGTTTCTTCATTGGATCAACTTCACGCATAGCGGCAGGAACATGTTTAATTAACTTTAGTAACTTAGTTCTATCGCCGAAGTCGATATCAATGTCAGACTGAATACTCATTTAAGCCCTGCTTGTTTAAGTTTCTGATATGCACGTTGCACAACAATTGCTTGATGCTCTGCATCTTCTACAGCCTTGTGAGTAGTAACAAAGTTACCATCTTTTAATGAGACATTACAAAGATCAAAGATTGTTCTTGTGTCTCTTATAGTATAGAAGGGCCAGGGTATTGCACTGTCTAATTGCCTAAAAGCATTCTCTGCAACAACAATATCGAAACCAGCACCATTACTCCAAACTGCTCTGCGGTTCCAACAGAATTTGTACAGTTGATCCATAGCATCTTTAAACGGAATGCGGTCATTGTCTCCCATAGCCTCTTGTATTGCATCTTCACTTTGTTCTCCCCACCACCGTAGTGTATCTGGATTAATATGTCTATCGAATTCTTCTGTTTGAGAATCTATCTCAGGACGTAGTTCTAATTTTTCTGCAACGCCGCTACCCATAGGATCAAATCGTACAGCACCAATTGTTAATATAACACAATCTGGATTAGTACTTAATGTCTCCATATCTATCATTACATCATTTGCCATTAGAACTCCACACGTTATCTTTGTCTTTTATATCTTCTATTATATCACATCTGAGGTAATTAATCAATAGTATTGATCTCTTTTTGGGTAAATGCATTGGCATAGTTGAATGCATCAACCGAGTATTGTAAAACAATATTGACCCTTTAGGCATGTCATGTTGTTCTGCATTTTCTAAGAAGTATTCGTCATGTACTCCTTCATAGCAATCTTGTATGTTCCAATCTTGTTGATGACTGAAAGGGATAACTCCAGTTGCTCCTGTATCTTTGTCTAAGTCATCAAGTGGTATGATAACTTGTATGCCACAGATGTCATTGTTTTCTCTTTTGTTGTATTTCTCAAATCGATGCGGTGTATCTATATGAGGGCCTACCCATCTGCTTGGTCCATTTATTGTTACAATATCACTTGCATAGAATGTTGCATCAGTTAAATGCTTTTTGATTTCAGGATAGATAAGTTCATGTATCTCTTTTACTTCGTCCCACTCGTCAGTTAGTTGACTCCACCATACAGCAATGCCAAACAGTTTCTTACACTCCTCTGCTTCTGCGTATTGCTTCTTATGTGTGGATGCTCTGACAGGGTAGAGTTCATCTTTTCTATCGTTTATACGTTCAATGAGGCTGTCTGAAACGATATCATTTATGATATCAAAGCCACGTTCATCATGTGATAGTTTAGATTTGTTACTAAAGATACGATCCCAATTATCTGCATAGGCTTGTCGATTATTTTTCTTACGTGGTGTTGATCCTTTACCTCCATGCCACTGGGTCATACGATCTTCTTTGTTGATTCATTAACTACATCATCTATATAGTTAATAGGTATTTCTTTTTCACCTAACATAGTAAATGCAACGAATAGTCCTACTAGTACCATTGCAATTATACCAAATATTGCTTTTCCTAACATATGTTCTTCTTCAGTCATCTCCACCTCGTCTCTAGCCATGTGCGTTCTTTATCTGTTGCTAAGTATATTCTTCTGTTTGTTTTTCTGGCATTTTTATTTGCATCATAATTTTCATTAGACCAACACCAGTATTCATTTAGATTTCCACCGTTATCATTATGTTGAGCAAGACTTGCCTCATGTATAAAATCATAGTCTTTCATATCACAACTAGGTCCATATGTATCCCAACACCAATCTCTTAATTTATTAAAGTCTATGATCTTTGTTAGATGAGGATAAGAAAGACCTATGGGAGAGAATCTTTTATACTCAGGCAGATGTGTTGCAGTTACCATCCATTTAAAGATATCATGGCCTTTAAATCTACCATCTAGTTGTGTAAATCGTAAGGATCCTTTCATTAGTATCCTGCTTGTTGCATGAGTTCTTTTACTTCTCCGACTACATCTAAATCACGTTTAAATTTAATCGCCCATTTCTCAGGATCGATATATTCTAATACCATCTTCTGTTGAATTTCATCTAACTTACCTAGAAACCCTGCACCAGACTCACTGTGATATAATGCCCAAGGAGAAATTTTTCCTGTTGTGACTTCATAACAGATTCTATTTGGGGGACCGAATCTAAATGCGTCTTTACTTTCTAAGTCTTCGTCTTTAGAAATTTGAATAAGAGTTTCCATACTACGTGCAATTGCATCTAATGGATCTTCTTGTCTTAGATATTCAATCAGAAAGTTTGTGTAGTTTTTATCACTTCTCCATGAATCAATTCTAATTTGATTCTTTAGCAACCAGTCTGCATATCGACTAATGTTAACACATCTAGTATTAACACAGTAATGACCAAACTTAACAAAGGCTAGATAGTAAGAACTTTTAGTAAAGTCCAAATACGTTTTTGTTTTTTTGCTAGAAGTATTCTTTGCATAGAAATTTAACCATGCATTAAATCCAATACGGTTGCCTTTGAGATTCTTATCTCCCCATCTGCGTTTATACTCACAGATGTGTTTGTCAATCGTACTTTCTTTTGCAAAAGAACGACCACAAAAATCACAACCAAATTTAGATTTAGTTGCCGAGTTCTTTTTCGTATTCTTCGATTTCATTATCTGTAACGAGTTCACTTAGTAATTCTACCTCATCAAATTTGAGTTCTGGAAACTTATCTGCTAGATACATTTTGCGTTTGTGTTGTTCACAAAATGCTGTTGCTATTTCAGTCAAGTCTCCTGCTGTTAGTTTAGGATATACTTTCTTATAGTAATCCTTAATGTCTTTGGGCTTTGCTGTATCTTTTAACTTACTAACCCCTGCTTTAATATGAGGTATCCATTGATGATACTGTTTACCAATGCCCGGGCTTGCCGCACATAACATCAACCATTGTAGTTTAGGATGATGTATGACGTTCTCATTAAACAAATGTGTGTTTGCATGATAGTCTACACTTTGCAAATAGTATTGTGATAACTCTCGTTTACCTTTTACAACACTAATCCAATGCACCATCATAAACGGAACAAACTTTCTTTGTTGTTCTGTTGTTAGTCGATCATAGTAACCGTAATCTTTTTTATCTATTGCCGCTATTGCCTCAAACAGATTAAAGTCTTGTTTCTCAAACTTTTCATCTACTGGTGTTTTAGTTCTAGCCAAAACCGCCCCCTAACCAATAAAA